CAAAAAGGGTCGTGCTCTCGGGGAACTTGGTCACCCTGATGGTCCTACTGTCAATCTTGACCGTGTTTCTCACAAAATTACTTCACTTGTTCAAGAGGGAAGTAATTTTAGAGGTAAGGCACAGATTTTGAATACTCCTATGGGTAAGATTGCATCTTCACTTCTTGATGAGGGAGTAATGCTCGGAGTTTCTTCTCGTGGTGTTGGTTCACTCAAGATGACCAATGAGGGTCATAAAGTTGTCGGTGAAGATTTCATGTTAGCAACTGCTGCTGATATCGTCGCTGATCCTTCTGCTCCTGATGCTTTTGTTCAGGGAATTATGGAAGGAAAAGAGTGGGTTTGGGAAGGAGGAATTCTTCGTGAACAACTTGCAGAACAAACTAAAAAGAGAATTAACACCCTCGTTGATCAAAGAAGACTTGAAGAGCACAAACTTGATTTATTCAAATCTTTTCTCTTAGATCTTTAATTTATAAATAAATATAGATTAATACAAAAATATCTAATCAAAAATGTCCGTTGGTAGCAATTTACAAGAAATGGAAAACGTAGTAACGAAAGGCGCTGCTAAAGCTGAAGCACCACACAAGAGTGCAACTCCTGTTGCAACTCCTGGTCAAACCGGTGCTTGGGAAGATCTTGGCGGTCCTACTCCAGAAAACTATAAGGTAGACGACGATTCTGCCAAACTCAAGGAACCTTCACTTGCAACTGTCGCTGACATTGTAAAGAAAGGTGCTAAGCCCGCTGAGCCAATGAAAAAGATGGCTGAAGAAGAGGCAGAAGTTGAAGGCGAAGTAGTTGCCGAAGCAGAAGAAGAGACTGCTGAGGAAGAAGTAGTTACCGAAGAAGAAACTACTGAAGAAGAAGTTGTCGAAGAAGAGACCTATGATGTCGAAGAAGACATTAATGCTCTTCTCCAAGGCGAAGAACTCTCTGAAGAATTTGAAGAGAGAGCACGCACCATTTTTGAAACTGCTATCAAGGCAAAAGTTGCAGAAATTCAAGAAGAACTGACTGCACAGTATGAGCAAACTCTTGAGGAGCAAGTTGCAACCATTAAGGAAGAACTGACCGATAGAGTTGATGCTTATCTTGAGTATGTTGCAGAAGAGTGGGTAACTGAAAACCAACTCTCTGTTGAGCAAGGACTCAAGACTGAAATGACTGAATCATTCCTCACCGGAATGAGAAGTCTTTTTGAAGATCATTATGTATCAATCCCTGAAGAGAAATATGATGTTCTCTCTACTATGGTAGAGAAGTTAGATGAAATGGAAGATAAACTCAACGAGCAAATCGAAAGAAATATTGCTCTCAAACAAAGATTAGCCGAGTCGGTTGCTGATGTAATCTTCTCCGAGGTCTGTGAAGGTCTGGCACTTTCGCAGAAGGATAAACTCGCTTCTCTTGCCGAAAATGTTGAGTTTGATAGTGAAGAGAAGTATCGTGAGAAACTGGTAGCACTGAGAGAATCTTATTTCCCTTCAACTGCTGGTACTCAAAGAGATCAGTCAGAGAACATTTCTGAGAGCGCAGACGCCACCGCACCAGTCCAAGTGTCTGGTTTAATGGAGTCATATCTCACTACTCTGACCAGAGTTTCTAAAAAGTGATTTTTAGATCATAAGTCAAACTAAAACTTTTAAGAGGTAAAATTCAAATGCAAGGTTTCAATGCTGAACACCTGCAGGAGAAGTGGGCACCTATCCTCAACCACGAGGGTCTCGGTGGCATCCAAGATGCACACAAGAGAATGGTAACCGCAGTTCTCCTGGAGAACCAAGAAAGAGCACTCCGCGAAGAGCGTGAGTTCCTCTCCGAAGCACCCACCAACGCCGTCGGTAACGCTGGTTATCAAAGCGGTGGCGATCAAACCGTCGCTGGTTTCGATCCTGTTCTGATCTCTCTGATCAGACGCTCAATGCCTAACCTGGTCGCTTATGACCTCGCTGGCGTTCAACCAATGAACGGTCCTACTGGACTGATCTTCGCAATGCGTTCACGCTATTCTGCACAAAACGGTGCTGAAGCACTGTTCGACGAAGCAAATACCCGTTTCTCTGGTGCTCAGGCAACAGGAATGGGCGACGTTATTGGTATTGGTACTACCGCTGCTAACGTTACTTCCGAGAACAATCCTGCCGTTCTGAATGACGGTGGAGCATACACCACTGGTAGTGGTATGCGTACTGCAGACGCTGAGGGTCTTGGTGCTGACAACGACAATGCTTTCAACGAAATGGCATTCTCGATCGAGAAGGTCACCGTTACTGCACAGTCAAGAGCACTGAAGGCTGAGTACTCCTTAGAACTTGCTCAGGACCTCAAGGCAATCCACGGTCTGAATGCAGAAGCCGAGTTGGCAAACATTCTGTCAACTGAGATTCTCGCTGAAATCAACCGCGAAGTCATCAGAACCATCTATAAGGCTGCTGAAGCAGGCGCACAAGATAACGTTGCAAGTGCTGGCACCTTCGACCTCGACGTTGACTCCAACGGTCGTTGGTCTGTTGAGAAGTTCAAAGGTCTGATCTTCCAAATCGAGCGCGATGCCAACGCAATCGCACAAAGAACTCGTAGAGGGAAGGGCAACACCATCCTCTGCTCTGCAGACGTTGCTTCCGCTCTGACCATGGCTGGTGTACTCGATTACACCCCTGCTCTCAACGCTAACCTGAACGTTGATGACACTGGTAACACCTTCGCTGGTGTTCTGCAAGGTAAGTATCGCGTTTATATCGATCCTTATTCGGCAAACACTGGTGCTACTGGTTCTGGTGCTCAGTACTACGTTGTTGGTTATAAGGGTTCTTCACCTTATGACGCAGGTCTGTTCTATTGCCCATACGTTCCTCTGCAGATGGTACGTGCCGTTGGGGAGAACACCTTCCAGCCTAAGATCGGCTTTAAGACCCGTTACGGCATTGTTGCTAACCCATTTGCAAACGCTGGTGCCGCTTCTGGTGCTGTTGCCGACAACGGTGTCCAAATCAACTCGAACCGCTACTACAGAAGAGTTCGCGTTCTCAACTTGATGTGATATTTGCCTACGGGCATTCACATTCACAGACCTCCTTCGGGAGGTCTTTTTTTATAAATATGTTTACAACTATTTGTAAACACTATGGCACGAGTTAGAGAGGCTAGGGCAGAATATCAAAGACAAAGAAGAGATAGACGCAAAGATAAGTTAGTTGAAAAATTTGGTAATAAGTGTGCTGATTGTGGAGGAACATTCCACAAGTGTGCTTATGATTTTCATCATATAAATCCTTTAGAAAAAATGTTTGAAATTGCACCATCTCTTGATCGTAACTGGAATACTCTTTTGGAAGAAGTTGATAAATGTGTAATGTTGTGCTCAAACTGCCATAGAGTTAGGCACTATATGGAAGATCGTGGAAATTCTGAATTCGATTTCAAATCAATCTAAATACAAATAAAAACAAATGACTGGTGCATTTGATAAGCAGATAGGAAATAGAAATTTTTTATCACCGATTGGTTTCAACTTTATTTTATCAAAAGAACCAAAGGTTTCTTTCTTCTGCAATTCTGCAAGAATACCTGAAATTAGTTTGGGAACTGCCATTCAACCATCATATTTGAAGGATATTGATGTTCCTGGTGATAAACTAACTTATGGTGATTTCTCACTGAGATTTTTGGTTGATGAAAATCTCAATAATTATATGGCAATTCACAATTGGTTAACTGGTCTTGGATATCCAGAAACCACACAAGATTTTAAGGATCTTATTACAGAAAGCGAAATTCAAGATCCAAAAAAACAATTCAGCGATGGATCTTTACACATTCTCAATAGTAATTTCAGAGACGTTGCTATTGTAAAATTTAAAGATTTATTTCCAATCTATTTGACCTCACTGGAATTTGAAGCATCCGATTCCGATGTTAGCTACTTTACAGCAGAGGTCACTTTCAAGTATACTGTGTATAATATTCTTGCTGCTGATGGAAGAACGCGCTTATGAACCTTGATGAAATTCAAGAGATGTGGCAGAGAGATTCTGTCATTGATCCTGACAACTTACATGATGAATCTTTAAAAATTCCTCAACTTCATTCTAAGTATTATACCTTATACAATACAATTACACTACTTCGTGAGAGGGCAAGAGAAACTCATAATAGAGTAAGATTGGAACGCTATAATTACTACACAGGAAAGGCACCAGCAGAGGTTTATGAGGAAGAACCATTTCCGTATAAGGTAAGAGACAAAGAGGCATTACAGAGGTATCTGGATGCCGATGAGAAACTGAATAAAGTAGATCTTAAAATCAGATACTATGACATTATGCTTAAGTTCTTGGAGGAGATAATTAAGACGATTTCCAATAGAACTTACCAAATCAAAAATGCCATAGAGTGGCATCGCTTCCAAGCAGGTTTTAACTAAATAAAAAATATAAAAAGTTTACAAAAAATGGATATTACTTATACCGTTGCAGAATATGCAACCGAAGATACTTCAGTACAAGTCACTTATACAAACGAATCTGGGTTTGAACATAAAAGAACTATCAATATTCCCCATTTAGAGGATGGTTCTATTGATCAGGATTATTTTTCAGAGATCTTAGAAGGTCAACTGAGGGGTGTTGAAAATAAAGTTGTCGTAGGGGCAATAACCTTTATAGATCCAAACGAGGTAGAAGAACCAGTATCTGAAACTCCAGCACCATAACCATTAAGAGGCAGAAATGCCTCTTTTTTGTATCAATAAATAACAATAACTGATTTTGATATGAATGTCTCATTTGGTTATATCAAAAAAGAATGAAGTATATCTTCAGGTAAAAGCAGAACCACACGTCTACTACGAACTAGCAGATCAGTTCACGTTTGAGGTTCCTGGTGCCAAATTTATGCCTCAGTATCGCAACAAATACTGGGACGGAAAGATTCGTTTATTCAATACCCAGACTGGTGAGATATATGTTGGGTTATTAGATAAACTCACAAAGTTCTGTGAGGACCACGAATATACCTATGAGTTTGCTAATAACAAATTCTATGGTCTTCCTTTTGAGGTTAATGACTTCATCTCAAAGGAAGGTGTCAAGGATTATATGAATGCTATTTGCAAGTATTCTCCCCGCGAGTACCAAGTAGAGGGAGTATACGACGCCCTAAGACATAATAGAAAGTTGTTGATATCCCCAACTGCTTCTGGAAAGTCTCTGATGATATACTCTCTTGTGAGATATTACGTTGAGAAAGGACAAAATATTCTGATAGTCGTTCCGACGACTTCCCTAGTAGAACAGATGTATAAAGACTTTGCAGACTATGGCTGGGACGTTGGTTCATATTGCCACAAAATATATGCGGGAAAAGAAAGAGAGACTGACTCACAGGTGATTATCACCACCTGGCAGTCCATCTACAAACTACCCCGCAAATACTTTTCAAGATTTAATGTGGTCGTTGGAGATGAGGCACACCAGTTTAAGTCTAAGTCTCTAATATCTATAATGGGAAAACTTTCTGATGCGAAATATAGATTTGGTTTTACAGGCACTCTTGATGGAACTCAAACTCATAAATGGGTATTGGAGGGCTTATTCGGTCCTTCATATAAAATCATTAGAACAGAAGAACTGATGAAGAAGGGTCACGTTGCCAAATTAGACATCAACGTGCTTCTATTGAAACACTCACCACATAAGTTTGAAAACTTTGAAGAAGAAGTCCAGTACATTATCAATCATGAACGACGCAACAAATTTATACGTAACCTTGCCCTTGATCTTAAAGGCAATACGCTCATACTATTTTCCAGAGTTGAAGGGCACGGACAACCACTTTACGATTTAATAAATAACTCAAAGGCAGACAACCGTCATGTCTTCTTTGTTCATGGTGGTGTGGCAACGGAGGACAGAGAGAAGGTAAGAGAGATTACAGAAA